AAAGCCCAGCTATAACAAGCCGGGCTTTCCCTTTGTTTGCATCGTCTGCACGCGTCTTTCTGCGGTGCGCGTATACGCCCCATATTTTGCGTTTGAGCAAGACGCAGGTGTTTTTTCGCAGAATCGCAGAATGCAAAAAGCAGGGCGCTCCGCCTGTACGTTGAGAATGCCCTGCTTTCCTTTCGGGACGTATTTTACTTCATCCTCACGGCAGCCTGTTCAACGCGGCGGAGGATATACGGGATATGTGCGGAGACGGTGCTGCGCGTCCAGCCCAACTCGGCGGCGATGTCGATCTGCGCGACCTTCTCTACAATATACCGTGTGGCGATGAGCGTGTCGCTCTCGTTTAATGCAGCCTCGTAAATGGCGCGCTCCAGCTCGCTTCGAAGCAGTCTATCCAGCCCTTCCGGCAGTCTGACACGCGCGCCCATATGTTACCCTCCCTATTTGTTATCGTTCGCGTTTTGCGCGAACGATTTCAGTGCCCTGTAAAGCATCACGGCGACCTCGGCGCGGGTGGCGGTCTGCTCCGGCTTGAAGGTGCCGTCGGGATAGCCGTTGACAATACCCCGCGCGGCGAGCTCGTTCACAGCCTCCGCGTACCACGCCGACGCGGGAACGTCGGGGAACGGCTTTGCGTCCGGCGTCGGCGCGGGCGTGGTGTTCTTTTTCAGTCCCAACGTCTCCGCGATGGCCCGCACGATGGCGTCGGCCTGCTCGTCCTGATGGTCGATCAGATACCGCGCCGCCGGCTCGTAGTCGTGGAAGTTGACTTCCACAAGGACGGGAATAACGCCGCGCCTGTACGGCTCGCGTATCTCGCCGTAGCCCGCGCCGTCGAACGCGTCCATCCCGCTCCGCACGGGGTTCGGGAACGTGACCGGCACCGTGCAGACGGCGTTCAGCTTTTCCGCGATTGCCGCCGCCAGCGCCTTCGAGCGCGTGCTGTCGGGGTGGTAGAAGGTCTGTGCGCCGCTGTGCCGCCCCTGATAGGCGTTGTCGTGGAGCGCGATGTAATAGTCGGCGCCCAGCGCGGCGGCTTCCTCGGGGCGGCCCTTGTAGTCGCGGCTGTCGGCGTATACGGTGGTGTGATAGACCGCTGTGCCGTCGTAGGCGGACAGCCTGTCCTGCACAAGCCTTGCAAGCTGTTCGCACTGCGTTTTTTCGTTGTAGCCGGCTATGCAGTAGGCGTTGTAATGATTCGCCGGCGCGAGATAGAGTTTTACGGTGGAATTCTTGGTCATTAAGGATGCCTCCCTTTTTTCAAATTGCTCTTGACAAATCAGCAAGAATAATTATAATATAATTATGGAAACAATACGATTTGAGTGGGACGAAAACAAAAACGAAACGAACAAAAAGAAACACAGAGTGTCGTTTGACGAAGCGGCAACGGTGTTTTACGATGAAGAAGCGCTTTTGATCGACGACGAGGGACACTCACAGGAGGAAGAGCGGTTTATTCTGCTCGGCTTCAGCAAACGGGCAAATCTGCTTGTCGTCTGTCATTGCTGCAGGGAGCGGAAAACGGAAAAGGGGCGGGCCTGTTCGGTCATTCGGATCATATCGGCCAGAAAGGCGACTGATTCAGAAGCGAATGCGTACTATGAGAGGCGGTAATGAAATGAAAGAAGAATACAATTTTTCAAACGCACGGAAAAACCCATATGCCAAGAAGCTGAAGAAGCAAGTGACAATCAATCTCGATAACGATACCATAGGGTATTTCAAGGAAATGGCAAGAACGTCGGGCATCCCGTATCAGACTTTGATCAATCTCTATTTATCGGATTGCGCTGTGAACGGGAAAAAGCTAAATATATCTTGGAACTGATTTTCCCCACATCGACCGCCTCAGCGCTTGCTGCGGCGGTTTTCTGTTTTGCCCTACTTGTCCTCTGCTTTTCTATGAGGTTTGTCCATATGCAGCACGTTTTCATAAAAGGCATCGATTAAGTGCGAGGCATAAGTCCTTTCGGTTTCGTCCTTGCCGACTTCGCTCAACGTCAACGTTACAGAACAGTCTCCGAGGCTGACAGAGCATTCAACATCCATTACCTACCTGTCCTCCGTATCGTTGTTCGCATCGTCCTCCGTTTCATTGTCGGAATCGGTTTTGACGGAAAGCTGCTTGACGGCCTGATGGGCGCCGGTGGCGGCGAGGCCGGAAACGATGCCGACGGCGACGGCGGTAATGGGGTCGGATGCGGGGAAATCGGGGATAACGTAGGCGCTCACGACGCCCAATACCCCGCCTGACACGCCGCAGATGACCGGCAGCCATTTGTTGTCCAGCGGCGTCGCCTTGACCACCTGCGCCGCCAGCGCGCAGATGACCGTGATCGCCGCCACCGATGTGATTCCGTAAAAGTCCATTGTGTGTACTCCTCCTTTTTGTACTTATCGCTTCGCGGTTTGCCCGGAATTCGGCAAAAGCCGAATGCTCCGAGCCGCGCTTAACGTGAATTATTTATCATGCAGATGTTCGACGCCCTGCTTCATCAGAAAATCCTTCTGACTGTGCTTGACCTCGGAGGCGTATTCCAGCGCCTTTACCATGTCACCATTGCAGTGCGCATCCGGGATGCGCTGGACGGCTTTGGCGGTCGCCTCTCCGAGCGCAATGGCGGCGTTCACGCCCTTGATGAGCGCGACGTCTAACTCCTTCCGCGCCCTTTCGATCTCGGCGCGTTCGTCCTCACGCTTGTCGATGCGGCGCTTCAGCAGCCAGAAAAACAGCCCCGTCACCGCCGTCGGCACACCCAAAAACGCCGCAAGCTGCGCGATGTCGATGTACAATATCTCTCACCTCGCTAAAGCTCGATGCCCGTCGGGCAGTTGCGGTCGCCGGTCAGCAGGCCGTTGGCGAAGTAGTTCGTACCCTTTTGGCCGGTGAGCTTGTAATGCCGCACGGCTTCCTCGACCGTCTCGTGCGATACCAGCGCGACACGGCGGCCGTCCAGCGTATACGCGTGCTCGCCGATACGCCATTCATCCATATATTTCATCCGACACGCTTCGACGCAGTAAAACTCGTGGCGGTGGACGGTTTTGACGACGGTCCCGTCCTCGAATATCCATTTGTCATAGCGGATATGCGTTTTCTGTTCGTCCCGGTCGGTGTAAACGACCCTGTTCGGGACGAGCCGCATCGTCTCCCAGTCGTAGGAGAGAAGCTCGTCGCCGACTTCGATTTCGTCCATACGCTTTGTGCTTCTGTCCGCCATCGTGATCCTTGTGTCGCCGGTGAGACAGTAAATCCCGTAGATAACAAACGTGCCGGCGGAATGGATGTAGTAATTCGCAGCTCCCGAGGATACAGAGCCATTCAGAACGATGGAATCCGAATGGTATTGGTGATTGGTGCTTGTAGCGGTCGTCGTCAGCTTAAAACTGCCGCCGGCGATCAGCACCGGGACGCATTGGTATGCGGGTACCTGTACAAGATAGCTGCCGCTGCCGTTTAAGAAATTATCAATTCGCGCCGACGCCGCTGTGCTGCTGTTGTTGGCAACAAAGAGGATGGCCATTTCCGGAGAGCTGCCCGATGGTCCTTTACCGCCTTCAATGTCCAGCGTATTGCTAATATCGGGTATCTGGTCGTACATCAGCTTCCCCGTCGCGTCCAGTGTGGCGATGCCGCCGGCCTGCCCGCGCAGGTAAGCGATACGGGCGAGCACATCGTCGGGCGTGACGGCCGCGGCCTCCTTGTCCCACGGATAGCCGCTCTGCCAAGAACTTACCGTCGTGTCGGAAAGCAGCGCCGCCTTATTCAGCGGCGTGCCCTCCTGCGTCGGCTGGTCGGCGCGCGTGAGGTCGTAGGTGTCGGCCTGTCCCGCGACAGGCGTCAATTTTACCCGCCCCGGGTAGGCGGAGATTCTATCCTGCATAATTCTACTTCCTTTCTGTGATGTTTGCTTGTCTTCTGTTGGGGCATTGCCCGGGACTTCGTTCGGGCTGAAGCCGGGGATTCATTCGGAACGGAGTCAGGGATTTGTTCGGGACGAAGCCGGGACTTCGTTTCAAACGAAGTCCTACCCATTATCAGAGTTCGCGCAAATTCAAGTTCACGTGAAGCGTGAATTCAAGTTCGCGCTTCGCGTGAACTTGGGTAGTTCAAACGCAGTCCGAACTACTGTTCGTTTGCATAAAGCTCACCCGCATAGTACGCGCCCGCGCGGATGCGGTCGAGCGCGGCGTTGACGTCAAGGAGCACCTGCTCGATTGCGTTGGCGCCGATGTAGGTCAGGCGTGACATATCCTCGGGGAGCGTCGGAAGCTCGGGCAGCGGCAGTACGCCGCGGATGGCTTTCACGTCGGACAGGTAGGCATACATGCTCTGCGCAATCGGCAGTTCCTCCTCCGTCCAGCCGGTACGCGGATGCACGGTGACGATATATCCGGCCTCGCGCAGCCGGTTTGCCACATACTCGACGGCGCTTCCGACGCGGTTGAGGTCAGAGGCGTTGTACGCGCCCTTCAGCCCGCCGTTCCACGCCGCGCGCTCTTCCGCGGTCATCGCCGCCCAGCCCTTTGCCGCGAGCTGCCTGACGCAGTCAACGTCGGCCTGCGTGCGGTCGGTGATGAGGTTGAGCAGCCCGTAGTAGAGCGTGAACGAGGCCGTGTACGTCCGCCCGGCGCTGTTGATTAACTCCAGCTCGACGCGGTAGACGTCGTCGGCCGCCCGGTCCGCAGTCGTCATCCATGTGCCGTTTTCCTGCTGCGTCCACGTTGTCGGTACGTCGTTCACCGTTCCCGTGACGTATACCACGTCGCTTTGCAGCCTGACCGACAGTGTGCGTGTCGCTAACATAGCAGCACTCCTTTCTTCCGAAATCCGATAATTCGTACAAAGCTCATGCAAGTTCGGACTACGTCCGAACTTGGGTAGTTCGCGCTAAGCGCGAACTACTGTAACCGTGATAGTGACGGTGGCGCCGGCGTCTGCGGGGTTGGGGACGACAGACGCCGAAACGATCTGCGGCACCGAGGTATCCAGCGTGACGTTCCGCGTGACCGTCGACAACTTGCCCGCCGCGTCGGCCGCCGTGACGACGATGGTGTTCGCGCCCTCGGAAAGCGTGACCGACTTGGAGAACGCGCCGTTCGCCTGCACGGTCACATCGCCCTGATCGACGCCGTTGAGCGTGATCGTAACGGTGACGGGCGAGCTGGTCGCGTCGTTGGTCGTGCCGGACACGGTGAGCGCAGGCGCTGCGGTGATCAGTCCCTCGGCGGGCGAGGTGACGTTCAGCGCCGGCGGGACGGTGTCTACGGTGAAAGTCGTGCTTTTCGCCGCCGCTGTGTTGCCGTCGTTGTCGGACGCCGACACCGATACCGTGTGCGCGCCGTCCCCCATCGCCGCCGCAGGGGTGTAGGTAAAGCTGTACCCGTTGGTGATGGCCGTGTGTGTGACCTCCGCCGCGGATACGGCCGCGCCGTCCAGCTTGACGGCGACCGAAGCGAGATCGACGCCCGAGCCGCCGGTTTCGTCTGTCGCCGTGAAGACGA